CAATTAATACACCACCTATAGAAAGCATAGATGTAATTAAGTGTGATACTTTTTCTGGTATATAGTTTACTTCAGTTTTAACGTCAGAACCAATTCCCATACCGATTGATGATTTGTGGAAAGCTACAGTATGTCTATCAGTTGAACCAGAAGTTTCTAATCCACTGTGTACAAACCATAAGAATCCTAACCATCTCTTAGCAGTCATACCACCAGCATAAGGAAGTTCACCTTCTCCCACATACTCGACTCTTGAGAATTGATCTAGGTTGATTAGGTCAGACCATTGTTTAGGCCCAACTACCCAGTATCTTTGTTGATCATCTGGTACGTCATTAGTATTGAAAAGTTCCATCATAGATTGAGCTTTTCCTAGGTTCATTCCAGTACCTGTACCTGATGAGTTGTTAGCAAGTGCTGTTGCATTTTCCATTACAGAAGTAATAACGCTGTCAGTTTTTCTACCTAAAGCGTATGCTGCTGAATTTGCAACTACTTGTCTTTCGTCAATGTTTACCTTTAACTCGTCTAACTTGTCAACGTAATCTGCTGCATAGTAATCAGTTAAAGTTGCTGACACATTGCTGTGAGCTAGATCCATTGCAACTACTTCAGCATGTCTTGCTTTAGTGTTTGCAGAACCTTTTGCAACTTTCTGAAACTTAACAGTATTACCATTAACACCGTTCACAGTTCTTGTTAGGTTCTTTAATTTAGAACCCATTCTTTGATAAGCCATGTGAACTTCAGCTTCGAATTGAGTTATAAAGGCATTTGTTATTGATGTTGCCATTTATTTTCCTCGTTGTTAAGTTATTGTTATTTACCGATTATCTTTCTAATGCAGAGGATTGTTATCCAAGAAGGGCAATCATTGTACATTCTAAAGGTCTTGATTAAGCAATATTGTATAATGGATATTGTTGACAACGCACAATTATATCCATTTTTTAGGAATAGTAATAACTTCTCCAAACTCTATTGTTCCATCTTTATCTTCAGAGTATGTACCAAATAATGTTATGAAATCTTTTGTATCTTTGTATATCCAAAATTCACCAGTTTTACAAACTGCTGGTACTGCAGCATCCATTTGTGCTACAGATAACCAACCAGTTTGCGAAACACAGTCTAGCCATTTTATTGGCTTTTTAAGTTTTTTAAAATTAAACTTATGTTTTTTCTTGTCCTTTGTATGCCTTCTCATATAATTCTGTTACTCGTTTTACATAAGCAGGATCACGTCTACTAGAATCCCAATATCTAGGATCTTTTAACATAGATTTTAAATCATCTATATCAGCAGAAACATCTACCTGTGTTTGAGTTGTAGGCATATTGCTATCTTTTGTAAGTTTCATTACTTCTTCTAAAGCTTTTACTCCTTCGGCAGTTGCAGCAAAACCTGATATAGCATTATAAGCTTCTGGGCTTAAATGTTTTTTAGACCAAAGTTCTGCAGCTTCTACTCTTTCTCTACCTGCATCTCCTAGTTTTTGTACTTCAAGATCACTATTAGGAAGATTAGCAATAGCATTATCTACAAATACTTTTACACCTTCATCATATTGTTCTTGAGATAGACCTGCACTTTTTGCAGTTTGATTCCACCATTGTACTATAGGCATGTCATTACTAATATCTAAACTAACATTGCCATCTAGTTCTGGAACATTTAATTTATATTCCTCTGGTACATTTTGTAGTTTTTCATTTTCAATATCTGTTCTAATTTGTTTAGTCAGATCTTCTGTTCTAGAACCTAATTTAGATTCTAGAGAGTTGTATGATGAAGCTAAGTTTTCTATATTAACTTCACCTTTTTCAGCGTTCCAAAATTTTTCTTGTACATATTCTGGTCTTGAAGTCGTTTCTGAAGATTGTTCTGTAGCGACTGGTGCTGAATTAGCATTATCATCTGCCATCTTGTTCTC